CCTACATCAATAGCATCTGCAATAGCTTTAGCACCCCGTAATAACCTTTCATTATAATCATCTTTAGCATCATATGTATCGGCATTTAATTGAGTTGCTGTATATATTCCTATATCTAATTTATTAGTTAATCTCTTTAATTTTTCAGCAAACATATATAAAATATTATATTCCTTTAATCCAGAAACACGTGATTTGTTTGCAAGTTCGCTTAACATTTCTACTGTAGTTTTAATATAATCAAAATAAACATATTCTATATTATGGATCAACTTATGATGTTTGATTATATTTTGTATTTTTTCTGGAGTAAAATCAGGTACATATTCAATATATAGCGGACTATTTTCTATTTTTTCAATTGCTTCATTGATTCTTTTTTCTTCTTCTAAGTTATAAGTATTTATTAAAAATTTTTCTTCATCAACTTGAGATATGTAAGCTACAGCCAATGTTTGTATTTCATCTTCTTTTTGTTCAGTAGTTATATATAATATTGGCTTATTTAAAAATACTGCTTGATATGTTGCCATACCAGCCATACTTCTTGATTTTCCACGTCCACTTAAACTAGAATGTAAATATAATTTTCCCTTCCTAAATCCTCTTAATATTCTAGTCATTCCTGGGCTTGGAAATGGTATTCCAAATTCAGGTTTTTGTTTATACTGTTCTTTTAATTGTTTTAATCCTTCGCCAGCCTGTATTGCTTTTCTACCCACTGAATATTTTACTTTTAAATCAGATAATTTAATTTCATAATGTTCAACTATATCATCAATAGTTAATTTATCAAATACTATCATTTTTTCTTCATCATTTTCATCATATATTTCAGATATTTGGAATCCATTTTTTTGTAAATCTCTAAGCAAAGAATATTTTTTAATTCGCATTGCATTGTATTCAAAATTTTCAATTTCAGCCATTTCTGTTGCTTGATTAACATATTCTATACCATTATTTTCATTAAATATTTCATATTGTGCTTTATATTTGGCTAAAAAACTATCTATAGCTAAAGCATCTAATTTTTCAACACCTTGTTCATATAAATTTGAAATTACCGCAAAAATAATTTTATGAAATCTTTCAGGGAAGTCATCTCTATCTAATTTAATATTGTCATATTTAATAAATAAATCAGGTTCTTTAATTAAGCAACCTAAAACTTGAAATATACTTCTTTTATCTTGAATCAATAGGTACCACTCCATTATATATTTTCTATTTTATATGTTTCTATTAATTGGTTGTTAGATTGATCTGATAATAAATTAATTACAATTTTATCTTCCATTTTTATTGTTTTCTCCATTCGCTTCTGTTTAATTTCTATATTTCGCCAATATTTTTTAGCTTGGTCATAAACATAAGGTATAATACCTAAAGTTGGAATATCTGCACTATGAGTTTGAACCATAAAAAAATATTTAAGGGCGAGAGTCATACCTTTGTAGGTATAACCCCTTTTTTCTTTGTATTCTTTTATTTGTTTTAACATAAGTCCAGTAGGAAAGGTTATATGAAATATCTCTCTTATGTAATCATATAATTCTTGTCGATCTTGATTTTCTTGTTGCCATTTTATAAAACATTCTTTATGGTAATATTTTGTATTTACTTTTTCATAATTGCCTTCTATTTTGTCAAATTTTTTATTGCAATATTGGCATTTTATTTGACGTGGCATATATATCATCCTTTAAAATATATTTGTTAAAAAAGAAGATTTCGATTAAAGATTTGTACTCTAGGAGTTATATTAGTTTTTATAGTGCTATTTTTATTGGGATTTAAAACATAAATATTATTACATTCTATAATTTTATTAAATTCTTCCACGCAATCTTTAAATTCTTTAAATCTTACAAGATTGACTGATTCACCATTTACAGTACCTCTTATTACATAACTCGAATTATTTTTATCCAAAAATTCCTCCACAATTTCTATAACATCATAATCCACTACCCTAAATTCATTTTCTATTCGTATTTTCATAATATCTCCTCCCATTTTTACAGTTGTATAAAATTAACATTTTATCCAAAAATAATTTCTTTATTTCTTTGTTTTTCTTCATTTTTCTCAGTTTTACTTATATTTTTAATTCGTCTTTCTGCAATATCACAATAATCTCCATTAATCTCAAATCCAATAAAATTTCTGTTAAACATTTTACAAACTACTGCTGTTGTTCCACTACCCATAAACGGATCAAGAACTAAATCACTTTCATTTGAAAAAGTCAAAACAAGTCTTTTAATTAACTCAAGAGGTTTTTGCGCAAGATGTTTCCCATAAACTTTTTCTTTTGGCGGAGTCATTGGAATATCATATAAATCTCTTTGTTGTTTACCACCATTAAGCTCCTTTGCTACCCAATAATTAAATGTCCAATTCTTTTTACCATTTACTGCCCAAATAATATGTTCACAAGAATGTGTTAATGTTCTACAAGTAACATTAGGAGGCGAGTTTCTTTTAAACCAAATAATGTGGTTTTTAATATCAAAATTCAACTTTTTCAATATATATCCAACTTCGTATATATTATCTTTGTTACCAAAAATTAATATGTTTCCATTGTCTTTTAATATACGCTTACATTCACTTATCCATACTAAATTAAACTTATAAAAACTACTCTCATTAAAAATATCCCACTTTTCTTTAACCGTTTTAATTTTTTTAGTTTCCCACTTAACACTTGGTTTTCCGTTACCTCCTATATTATAAGGAGGATCTGCTATTACTAAATCTATACTTTTATCCTCTATTAATTTCATTCTTTCTCTGCAATCCATACAGTAAATCTTATTTATCTCTAACAACTTTAACCTCCTATATTTTATATTTGTAAATAAAATCTTTATTTTACTTAATTGTTTCTACTGCAAATAAAGGAATTACATAAATTTTATTTTCATCTACTAAACTAACAGTCTTTGTTTCTAAGTATTTCTTAAATTTTAATATTGCTTCTTCTTTACTATTTGCTTTTATTTTTACAGCATGTAACATTATCCATTCTTCATCATATATTCCTAAATATTCATTAATATTGATTCACCTTACTTACTTTAAAAATTCTTTTATAAAAATATCTACCTGTTTCTCTAATTTATCTAATCCAGATTCACTAACAATATGATAATCAAATTTAAAATTATCTAAATCTATTTCTGATTGGTGATTTTTCTGTTCTTCAGTCAACCCGTTATCGAAATTTAACCTAACAACCTTTATGTTTGTAACATAATCTGGAAATCTAGCCATAGTTGTATATATTTCATCCCGAAACCGACAATCTGGAATAAGAAACCAAGCATAATCATTTTTAAATATATCTATTAAATCACAAGTTCTATCTACCCAAAAAGTATTTTTATATTTCATTCTTATTTTTTCAGTGCCTATAGTTTGTAGTAATGTTCGCCCATAATTATCTTTTTTCCCATTCCAACCTAAATACTTTTGACATATAAATTTAAGATAATCTGCATGATGTATAATTAAAGATTTCCCAGGTAATTTTTTTTGTAAAAACAATGCAGTTGAAGTCTTGCCATGCTGTGCTTTTCCTGAAATATTAATGATGCCTTTCAAATAATCACTCCTTATTTTATGAATCTACCAATTAATTTGCAGTTATTTAATTTTCATTGCATTTTCAATTACTGGACATACAGGTTCTAATAAGTCAGCAAGATTTCTTAACGTACTAACAATTGTCTGTAATTCTGGTTGTTTATGTTGCAAAGTGTAAAGCTGGTGATACATTTCATTTATTCTAATCTCATCGCCTACTTGAACTTTGAAATTTTCATTATATTTACTGTAATAACCAATCAAATTCGCTACTTCATCAGAATGAGCTTCAAGAATATAACCATCTTCGGTTTTGCCTAAAATTTTCATTTTTTCTCCCCTTTTTTATTAAACTATAATTTTATTCTCACTTGTTCAAGTTTTTGAATAATATTTTCATATAAATTTATTTGTTCTTTATAATAATTAATTACATCGCTAAATAACTTTATTTTATTCTGCTTCATCCAGTAAAATAGTAAATCCGCAAACTTCATCTTTTTCATTTATTCTCACCACAAACCCCTCATATGGTTCTTCGGCAAAACATTTATCATCTTTAAAAATAATATACATAATATCATTCTTGGAATCGTAAGTGAACATAATAACCTCCTATAAATTATATTTGTGAATAAAATTACAGTTTTACGCAATTTGTTCTACTTTATCTTCGCTCCATCCATATTGTTTTAATCTTGGAATACATATTTCATTTATATATTCTTCTGATATATCTACACCAATAAATTTTCTATTATTAAGCCATGCCATTTTACACGTAGTGCCTGCTCCACACATTGGATCGAATACTATATCTCCTTCATTGCTCCATGATTTAATATGATCTTCTGCTAATTTTTCTGGAAATTGTGCTGGATGTTTATATGCAATTTTATCTTTTGTTGATTTCATATACCCTGGCGAATAAAACCATACATTAGTACGCACACCAAATTCTTTTACTTGTCTATCAGGATTAATTTTGTTTGCTGACACTTTAATTGTTGTACCATCTGGTTGTCTTTGTGTAGAACTTGCAACCTTTTCCCCATATCTTTTATTAGGTTTATCTTTAATTAAATTCACTGTTTTTGGTTTACCTTTACTAAAAACAAACATATATTCAAATGAAGGATAATATCGATTTATTTCAGGAAAAGGACAAGCATCTTTTTGGTATATCATTGTATCATGTAATCTAAACCCACATTCTTCTTTTGCATATAATGCTTGTTTAAAACTTGTACCTGTTTCCGAACCATTTATCGTTGCATCTCCTATTATCCAAACTACTACCCCTCCATCTTTAGTTACTCTATATAATTCTTTCAAAATAGATTTATAATCAAACACAAATCCTTTATATGTACGTAAATTATCATATGGTGGTGATGTAATAATTAAATCAATAAAATTATCTGGTATATTTTCTTTCATAAATTTACTGGCTTCTGCTATATAAAATTGGTTTAAAGCAATCAATAACCTATCATCTCCTATATTTTTTATTTATCAATTATAAATAAAATCATAATTTCAAAAAACCGCTATTTCTACTCTCATTATGTAATATCCTTTTATTTTTATTGATTTTATACCAAAATATATAATTTATTTTGTTATCTTTAATTGCTGTACCATCAAGCCAACTTTTTAAACTAACAACATATTCGTTGTTATTATAAATTAAATAAACTTTCATTTCATAATCCAATTTACTTCCTTTTATATGTGGTGGTTGCGGATAAAATTCTTTATCAAGCCATTCAATATAATCTCTAATATTAGTCCATTCTTTTTGCCCGCTTTTATTCCATAAAGCTGGTTCATAATAATAACATATATTGTTTCGCCCCATAGTGCTTCCGTATGTAAGAAAAAACCGTTTAAACAATTTTATTTTATTATGGTCAATCATTTTGCAATTAGAATGATATATTATAGTATTATTTTTAATCTCTATATCGTAAGGAAAATATTTACATTTACCACAAACCAACCTATTTCCTTGATACATATTCTAACTCCTATATTTTTAATTTGTAAAAATACTCATATCGTCTGTTCCTTCAACCACTTATTAATCATTTTTTCATCCCATCCTTCGGATAAATTATATTTAATCATAGCCCAAATATCTTCACATACTTTTTTATATTTATTATATAATTTTTCTTCATCATAATTTTCTTGTGTTAATGGTCTATGAATATTAATTATATATTCATTGCACCAATCTATATAGTGATAATAACTATAAATATATGGATAATCATCGATACATGGATTATCTAAAGTATTAGTATTTATAATTTCAAAAATATACTGTGTTTCTCCATTTGAATAAATGATAAATTGAACATATATGTATTTTTTTAATTCAATTAGATTATCATCACTTGTTTCATATATCTCTAAGCCATTTATATCTAAACAACCTTCTTTTTCCTTAATATCAATATATCGTTCTGCTTTTTCTTTATCTAAGAAAATTTTCTTTATACTATAATCAGAATAACTACCGCTTGTAACAACATAAACTTTCATTTTATACCTCCTATTTTCAAATCAATAAAAATAGAACTTCATTTCAATTTCTCAAATTCGATTACCCATACCCATGGATTCGTTTCCCATCCATAGCCACGTTTAGCATAAAGAAGTTGCCATAAACTGCTAAATGAATCTCTTGCGGAACTATAACCAGAATACTGATAAGGCCATAATTCAATTAAATTTTTTGGGACATTATAACTACCATGCCATAAATAATTTTTATATGCTGATATTTCAGCTAACCATTCAACCCCTTCTGCTTTTGCATCTTCTTCAGTTATATCCTGTAACCGTTTAACCCACACATTCTTTACTTTCAGGAATATCCTGGCGGCCTTGCGGGGTATGTGGATTGAGGGCCTCCATTTCCATATATCCATACCATTCTTTATTCCTTCTAGTCGGTATATTTCGCTTTCTTTATCGTTTACATAGTCAGCTTTATATAGGTATCCCTCAGGCTCTCCACAATCTTTGTTATATTCTTCATAGCTCCACGTTTCCCGCACCCAAAGAATGTCGCCTGGTGAATAAGGGCATTTATAAGGCCCGCTCATCGAATTTAAGGAAAAATATACAACCCCATCATCCTGCAATTTTATTCTTTCTTCTGGATGTGTAACTATCTTACCGTTTATCTTCAATACTCTTCTCGTCTGTGTCTTTCTCCCTTCCAGTATCGCCTTAACCATTTCCGTGTTGAATATTATTGGCCTTTCCATTTTTATCTCCATCTATTTTAAGAATATGATCACAATATATCTACCCCTAACACTCCATCACTTGTCATATAAGGTTCATTTTTAGCAACAAATTCTGTTTTTCCATTATTATCTATAACAGGTTCACCAGTAGATTCAAAAAGTCTAAAGATATCTCCTTTATGAATCTTTTTAAATTCTATTTCTTGCCATTTCCCATCTTTTAATACTTCAACTTTTCTTAAATCCTCCATAACATACCCTCCTATTAATTACTTATTTTTCATTATGTATATCATCATGACATTTTTTACACAAACTAATCAAATTATATTGATTATCCAATCCGCCTTCTGATACAGGTTTTATATGATGCACTTCAGCTTCCTTTGGAGTTGGTATTTTCATACCATATTCATTTATCATACCAATAAATTTACCACATCTTTGACAAATAAATTTATCTCTACACAAAATTTTATATGGTAATGATGCCGTTCCCCTATCCCATGTAGTCGCTCTATCATATAAATCTCTACAATCACTACAACAAAATGATAATTGCCTTTTGTTTTTTAATGGTTTACCACACCATTTACAAGTTCGTTTATCTTCCCTAAAATCTGGTTTTTCATAAAAAATATTTTCATCAGGATATAATTTTCTATATTCATATAAAGATAACCAACGTCTTTTATTAGATTTTTTTGGAATTATAATCACCGCCATAAAATAAAACTTTTACTCATAGGGTTCAAATTCTCCAACAGCAGGAAAACTAAATTCTCCCCACATATTAATACCTGTAAATTTCTTCAGTTCCCAACATTCATCAGTAAAAGGTGATCCTCCAACAAAATTAAAATATTTTAATGCATTTTCTCTTTCCCATTCAATTTCTCTAATCATTTCATTTGTATAAGGATTTTTATCTTTTTTTATTCTTTCAATCATCTCTTCTATTTCTTCCTTGGTTTTTAATCTTGCTGGTTGCACAAGTACCTCTTTTCGATTTTCACATAACCAGCATCTATGAGTTTCACATCTCTTACAATTATTTTCATCATTATATACATTTTCATAAATGTCAGGAATACATATCCAAAACGGAGGAAAAGGACAAGATAAAGTATACCATTTATCTTTATCAAATCTATCACTAAATCCTTTATTGTGCTTTATATCACCAAAACATTGTCTAAATCCTTCTACTACTTCTTTATATTTCTGTTCACAATAAGGTCTTATTTCTTCTTCAATACCTTCTCTTACTATAGCGTCAAACCAATCAGGTATATCAAAACTGCCAAACCATGTACAATTCCAATATCCGTCTTTTAAAGACCTGTTTGTAATTTCTATTTCTCCATCGCCATGATAATTTTCTTTGAATTTTTTTTTATTAATCTTTTAATTCTTATATTTTTTCTTTTTTTAAACATATTATCATCCTTTTTACATATAATCTTCGGTTTCAATATTTAATATACTTTTAGCATTAACAGATACCCTGTTCTCAATTGCTACGACTTTATACAGTCTACCTTGAAAATAGAATTTTGTCATAAGTCCTATTTTTACCCCATACCTTTGATTTATCCAATCAGCAATTTTCAATAATAGATTTTTCATATTTACCTCCTTCGCATAATTTACATATTACACATCATATTTGTAATATGTAATTATACTTCTTCAATTTCATTTATAAGACAATTGTAATTATCTTTCATATAAAGAATGTCTGAATAAATTTCATCATCTTCATCAAAACATTCTTCTAACCTGTCAAACTTATCGCCCTTTGATAGAATTTCAATTTTCCATATAGCTAAATCATTTTTTCCATAGCTAATAACTGCTACTGTTCCATCCGCAAATGTGACTTTTAAACCAACATCAAAAACATCAAATTCATCTTTTACTTGACCTTCAAATACCACAATGTTATCACTCACTCCGTATATCTTAACATTCTTCCATCCTCCTTTATGTTATATATTATTTACATTCTGTTCTTCTTGTATTTCCTTTATTTCTATCTTATATATTTTACATTTATTATAATTAAGACAACTTGTTTCATTACATATTTGACTCATACATTCAATTACTCCATTGTTTATTTTTGCTTTTACAATATCGTATTTAATATCTTGTTCATCTAAAAGTTTTAAAAGTTCTTCATCTGATAAACTATCTATATATTTATTCAGGTAATCAAAATATTCTTTAATAGTGGGTAATTTATTGTTATTTTGATATTTTTCCATCATTTCATCCTTTCATAATTTTAATTCATTCTTCTAGCCTTGTTATTCCGCCATTACTAATATAAATATACTTAATACCCGTTGTTTTATCTTGCAAAATATAGATATTTTTAAAAGTTTTAGAAAAAGATTGTTTGTAAATAATTTCAAATCTATCATTTTGTATAGCATCTACTTTAGAACATGCTGTTATAAATAAGATTAATAAACACAATACTATAATACTTAAAATATATTTCTTCATTTTATTACCTTCTTTAATCTTTATTATCTTTCGTTATATTCCATACAATAAAACATACCATAAATATTGGTATTACTATGATTCCAAATACATCGATTGCATGATAAATAACTTCTGGCCAAATCATATAATGCCCTCCTTAACTCGGTTCTCCATTCCATAATGCTTCAGTTTCGCAATAATCTCTCTTGCAGGTAAACCAATATTTACATCTAAATGGAAATGGGCAAGAACCTTTTCCAACGCAAGTATTAGGTTCCGCTTCAATAATTCGTTTTATAACTTTTACCCATTCTTCTTTTTGTTTAAGAAGTAGCAGAATATTGTAAATATCAGCGTTGGTTAGATTAATTTCAATTTCTGGAATATCGTAAAAATGATTTTTTGTTAAACTTAGTTTTACTCTGCCTAATTTATTTAAAGTAACATCAAAAGCTGGATAGTCAAATAAAAGGTAATTAGATGGCATAATTTTCCTCCCTACTTTATAAAAAGATTATTTTATATATCCTTTCTCTGTAAGCCAATCATTATATCGTTTTATAACACACGTTTCACATGTTTTTAGCATATCATTTGCTCTATTGTAATTACCTTGCAAAGTAAACCAATCAGCCCAATCTTGGTAATAACATTGTTTTTCTTTACAAAATTCTATAAGATGACTACTTTTTTTCATTTCCAACTACCCTCTTATACTTACATATATTTTCAATATGCTTTTTTAATATATATAATGCATCTTCAAGCCAGGCTATTTTTTCACTAGTATCTACCTGCTGTTTTTCAAGTATTTTATATTCTTTTTTCATTAAACTTATTATTTTTGATAACTTTTTTAATGAAAATTCGTCAAAATCCTTAATTTTTTCTTCAAAATATTTTTTATAAAATTCTTCAAAATCTATACTTCTAAAACCAATACAAGTAACTAACCATGTTTCTTCTATCATATTAATCTTTTTTAAAAGAAATAAATAAAAATCATAAATTATATCCATATTATCACATCCTATATTTTTCTATTTACAACCTGTATCCTATACTCTTCACACTCTAATTCTTTTTTTATATACCCAAATGCCTTCAAAGGCTTTGCGTTTTTCCCACATGTAAAAATATCAACAGCACAATATTCTAATTCTGGATAAGTATGTACTGAAATGTGCGATTCAGCTATAATTAATACCGAAGAAAGCCCTTGTGGTTCAAATTTAACTGTCTTTATTCCCATTGGTTTCGCATTAGCAAATTCTGAAGCTTTATATAAAAGTTTTTCTATAAAATTTATATCATTTAATTTTCGTTTATTACATTTTTTCAAATCAGCAATAATATGTATTCCTACCTGCAATATTATCCTCCTTTATTTAATAATTTTTGCCATATCTTTTTTATTGTAAATTTTTTCTTTTTTATTTTTATTTTCATATCTATTTGCTAAATTTATGATAAATTTTATTTACTACTTCCATATATATTATACTCCTATATTTTATATTTATCAATAGTTTTTTTTAACAAATCTTATATATTCTTTAATACTTCCTTAATATCCCATCCATCTATATCAAACCCTAAACAATCCCACTGTTTCCTAGCAAATAATTCTATATGTGGCGGATATTGTCTTATATTTTTTATTTGGGAATAGAATTATAAATAACAACCTTCTTTAAAACATATTTATGGAACTATACTTTAAATCAAAATAACTTTTTGCAACTTCAGGATATTCTTTTTCAAATTCTTTCATATATTTCATTGTTGAACTATTCTCTCCATTGACTTCACAATATTCTCTAAAACTCATCTTTTTATAAAAATTTGGTTGATTACACCATCTGGCTAAATTTATATAAATACCTCGCCATTGACTTTTTTCATAATCTTTATATCTCATTATATAAGGTAAGCACCCATATTCCATAATAATTTTTATTCGTTCAAATGTATTAATAATATCAATAACATCTTGACTATCATAAGCACATAAAACATATAGTTTCGTACTTTGATTGCAATATTTTTTCCAAATATTTAATTTTTGTTTAATTACATTTTTATCCTCTATGTTATCAAAAGCAAATATATAATCACCAATATATTTACTTTCAGATAACATCCTTGCTTTTTCTTCGGTCATTAACCTCATATCTAATCCCTGTTTAAATTCAAATCTTTTTCCTGTATTTTGCAATGTCAATAAAATATTTTTCCATCCTTCATATGCTAAAAAATTATCATCAAGCAATGTTATATATTTTTTATTTATGTCTACAAACTCATTTAAATCAGACCATTTAATAGCTTTTTTAAATCGTTTATTTACACAAAAATTACATTTTCTAAAACATCCTCTAGTAGTAAAACCAATACTATAATCTGTATAATATTTCCATTTATTTTTAGGTTCACCTTGTTTTAATTTTAATTGCACATATTCATCATATAAATTATAATCTGGAAAATGATGTTCTATTTCTGGTTTTAAAAATAGAGCTTTATCATAATAAAAACCTGTTCCACCATACTTTAAGTTTCTTATATTATTAATATCAATAGGTATATTAGTATAATCAAAAACCTTTGATAAAAAAATTAAATCATATTCTTTAATTTGATTATAATCTGAAATTAATTTCACATTATTTCCTTGGCCTTTATAATATCCGCTTATTTTCATTAACGCTAAATTTGGAAATCGTGTTCCTTTATCCAATAAATCTGCATCAATAATCCCTATATTAATTTGCTTATTACCTCCTATAAATCTTATTTGTAAATAAAATCAAATTTTTATTCATTTATTATTTCTCCCATAAATTATATTCCCTCTACAAACTCAAAAACTTCTTCCAATTTACTTTTGATTTTCTGCGAAAAGTGAAACACTACGCCTTTTTCGTCTGCTATATCTATTAGGTCATCTCGCATAACACAGGGATATTCTTTGCCTTTGCGCCAGTTTTGATAATTATATTCAGGACAGTATAAATCATCCTTGGCCTTGGCTAACATTTTCCGTAACCTCCTTCGGCTTTCTTTTTACTTCCAACCCTAAATCATATTTCTTATTAGCCCATTCAATGAAGTTCTTGAATTCGCCATATTTCAATTCATAATCATCACGATTTTCGATAGGTCTACATACAACTTTTGTTCCTTTTGCTGTCGGCTTACACCACTGTTCAGGATACAATCCGTTATTCAATATGCGAACCCAATATTGTATTTTTACAAAAACGAATTCCTTTTCGCTTAGATGACTAGTTAATTTATCAAATTTCAATTCGGCTTCTTCAAGCATCGCACTCATTCTTTTCGGCCTCCTTCAGGAAATACTCTTTCCAACATTCCTTTTCTGTATTTTCATCACAACCTGAGCGAATTCTGCGGCAAGGAAATTCTGTAATTTCACGTGGGCAATTTCCTGCTTCGGTATAATAATAATTAACTGCCAATTCAAGAGCTTTTTGGAGTTTAAGATTTTCTTTCTCTAATCTCTCTATGTAGATATTTGCATGATATAATTCAGATTCTAGCTTTGATATTTTTGATTTTAGGGAATCATCGCTCATCTTCATCTCATGCACTTTAGTTCGCCTCCTATAACGAATGTGGTTTTATCCATGATGTTCTATAAGTTAATTCTTTTTCTGAACTATTAAGATTACCTCAACATTTTTGGCATATAAATTCTTCATCGGGTGGTTCTATATCACAATAGTTACCATAAGGTGTATATCGAATAGTATTAATAAACGAAACAAATTTACCACAATATAAACAACGAGGATTTCTCTCCCGCATTTTAATTCGCCTCCGTCTCATGTCCAGAAGTATAGGGCTTGCTTTTTCAGCCACTCATTTTTAGGGTTCCAGCAATACATATCATGTAAATAGCTTATTATAAATCTGAATATAGAACACTTTTCTTTGCAAATGCCGCAAAATTCTTTTCTAGTGGAAAATACGGAAAACATGTTCATGCACTCCTTTTATTTGGTAGGCAGGCTGGGGATACCTGCCTGCTGTTAATTCCAGTCCAATAATTGCCCGCAACACATACTGTATTTTTTATGTTCATTACAGGTATGCAAAAATTTTCCGCAATTAGGACAGATATATAAATGTTTTTTATAATCGTATATAGGTTTTTTCGGCTTAAAACGTTCTTGATTCATAGCTTCAGCTTCAGCCTCTGCTTCAATTTTTGTTTCGGCTTCAGCGTTAATATTTTCCCAATATCTGGCTTCAGCTTCTAAATCCTTATAGTATTCATGCTCATCATAGAAACACATTAATTATTTACCTCCTTTGTAGAATTATTCTTCTAATCTTTGGAATGTGCAGGTTCATAGCAAGATGCGGGTTCCAAATAATATTCTCTGTATTCCCATCCGCATTTACATCTCCATCCCCACCACATGCCAGGCACTTCGTATATATCTACATCGGTACTCTTACACTTCGGGCATCTTCGTATATATCCAGTGCCTTTGCAGTGCTGGCATATTTCGCCAAAATATGGCAACGGCATATCAGATACCTCCTTTCGGCCCTTGGATTTGTTACTACATATTGTATTTGGCAGACAGGGCAGGATTAACTACTTCCATTACTCATCTACTTCTTCAGTACCAATCTCTGATATAATCCCAAACATTATCGTAGCTTAGTACCATACTTATACGAGCAATTACCCTTGCAGGTATATCCCAAACTTCAGATAATTTTTCACAACCATATTGCTTAATGTATTCGTTAATTTTTGCTTTTCGCTCTTTACGTGGTAATTCTGCAAACTGTTCTAATGTAAGAATTTCTACCTTTTGTTCCATTTATAAACCCTCCTTTCGGGGCCTTTTGACCCCTGGATTTGCTACTACATATTGTCCTTGGAATACGAATCAAATGGTTATCTGCTTTAATGCAGAAATTTGTTCTATTGTCAGATATTCAGTTAAAGGTGAGTCTGAGATAAAAATATCTCTTTTGCCCTACTTTTCTATTACGTCTTTTGCACACTGCAATGCGGTTTCCTTGTCTTTACAACTTCCCCATACCACCCAATATGCTTCATTTTCATTTTTAAACAGCCATCCTAGTTTGTAATCGTCAGGTAATATTTTTTATCCTTTCTTTTTTGATATCAGTAAAGGTACTGCCATATATTCTTCACTCCTTCGCATAATAAAAAATCTATCTCTTTATCCGTTAAATAAATTGTTTTACCCATAATAACCTCCTTTACATTATTTACAGATTGCACATGATCTTTGAAATATGTTATTAATAATGTCTTTGAACCTTATTTTTCAGTTCATTTTTATACTTTTTATCCCATCCAAAAGAATCAATTATTGCTTCTATACCTCCGTCATATTCCATCATTTTTTCTGATAATATTGCTGTTAAAAATTCGACTGGTACAATAGCATCAATACTCATAACGCAACAACTTCCAGACTTTAAGTTTATTTTTCCGTTGCCGACATCATGAATTTCAATAAAATCTCCACCATTATTTCCTTCAACACGTAAAAACTGCTTAGGTTGTTTATTCAAAATAGAATTCACCTTCTTTTCTTCACATAATTTACATTGTCCGCTCCGCCCGTATCACCGAACTTGTAAGAAAGTAGCAGTAGTTTATTTTTAAATTGTTCAAACGGTACTATATATTCGAACGCCTTTTTCATTCATATCAGTCATATTTTTAGCTATTCCAAGTATTGCACACATATCTCTTTCATCATCCTATCAGGCACATTCTTGATCACAATACCCAAAAAATTTTTTTCATTTTTATACTCATTTTCCTCGTTAATGTTATAGCAATATTCAATAGATTTTAATGGATATTTTTTCATCATTATTCCTCTTTCCCCACCTGTTCTAATAAATATTTTTTCCAGAAATTAGCACAAGTTATTTGTTCTGTTTCAATATAGCATTCAATGTATATCGGGCAAGAAGAACATAGCCGTTCTCCTAAATATTTACATGCCAGATTTAATGCCCTCTCAATTTTATCCATTACTATTCCCTCCCGCCTACACTAGTCAATTGTTTTACAGCTTCTTCAAAACTCCCTTTGTATAGTCGATTATTGATGTATACTATAAATTTGCCCGCTCAATATATTTCCTCAATTTCATTACCATTGATTACTTCTTTTCTTTCGGGTGTAATTGACATTTTGATTTCCTCCTTTTTAGTGCCAGCTATTGTGCCGCCACGGCTACATAATTACACATTATTTTTCTGTTCAACCCATTTATTAAAATTAGAATCAAAATATTCTATCCGTAAATTTTCTGGTCTCATATCTTCTTCGACTTTTTGTTCTATATTAACATATAAACCTAATCGCTTTGCACATTCTATTTTATACCATTTCTGAAATTCAGGTGTTTTAATAAGCCGTTCAAAAGCTTTCTTTTTGTTTTGCATCTGGTTTCGTTCTTCTCTACTTTCTCCGACTGCTCCGCTGGATATATGTGTAATTCTTACTCCTGTTTCTACTTTATTTTGATTTTGACCGCCTTTACCACCACTTCTGAAAGTATCTATGCGAAAATCTTTTTTGGTTATAGAAAATAATAGTTTTCGTTGGGACATAATATCACCCTAATTCTACTTTAAATTCTGGCGGTGTCTCAACAACTTCTACACCATCTACAATTTCTCCATCTTCTGATATTACTTTATTTTTATCTACTTTAACTGTCTTTTTTAATTCGCCCCATTTTGGTTTTTCTTGTATCTCTATATAATTATTCATATTTCTACTTTTCAACCATTGTACCAATTTTTCTTCATCTCGTTTAAATTCAATACTAGACAATTTAAATTTTAATTTTCCAGTAGGTAATTTATATGTTATCTGTGTTTTTGTTTTCTTTTTTACATTATCTGGGATAGTATTAAAATACTCATTAAGTTTACTTGTAAAGAAATTAACTGTATTATTTCTTTCTTTCTTAGCCTTTTCTAAAGCCAACTGCAATTGTTCTATTTCTTTATTTACCACATCTACCATCCGTTGATATTCAGCTTCAGCTTCTCTCATGACCTTCAGTGCCCATTCAGCAGTATTATCATCTTTAATCTGCCATTTTTCTTTTTGTTCATCATTATTTATATCAACATCAAGATTTTCTAAAGCTAAATTCCCAATTATACTATCCATAATATTATCCTCCTATATTTTTTATTTGTGATTTAAAGATGTGAACTACCCCCCCCTATAGAGGTGATGGCTTTGTGATCAAGGTAACTTCTGTTACCAATTTACCCACACTAAAAGTACTGTTTCATCTCCATATATTTTATTATATCAAATAAATCGACATTCATCTCCCACTTATAGAAGTAGGAGACTTCTGTCGCTAATTAGGTTAAATATCGTTTATCAAATATTAAATCAATAACCTCATTTTTTATATCATCACTTATTGGACTACCTGCTGCTTTAGGATGCCCACCGCCACCATAAATTTTGGCTATATCTACTCCTAAATTAATATTGTCTTTTGCAGTTCGATAGCTTACAGATTTATCCAGATTAATTATTATAATAAAATCTAATCCAGGATGTAACTCACTTAGCTTATTTCCTAGTTCACTAATATACTGCTCTGCAAAAACTATTCCTGCATTATAGCCTTGTATTTTTTTAACAATCATTTTTTTATCCTTATCTTCTATATATCTATCAACCTTTTCTTGTTCTAATTTAAGCAATAAATAATCAGTATTATCAAAATTAAATTGCGATTTAATTTTATTAATAATCAACTCAATGAAATTATCTCTGCCATATATGTACAACAAATCATTCCATTGTTTTGGTTTTATATAATTATTAATTTTCCATTCCCAGGTATCATATTCTCTCACAACTTGCACAAAATCTTGTATACCATGAATATAACTCAATTTTAGTAAATTATTTTCTACTAGATATATATAAAACAATTGTGCCCCGCATGTTTTATATATACCATATTTTTCAATAACTTTAGCCCAATTATATTTATTAAGCCATAAAGATGTTTGATGGTGGTCAAATAATAATATTTTGTTAGTTATAACTTCATTAATTTTATTTGCTGTATCTTTATCAACTGATATATCTGTTATGTAAATTTTATCATAATTTAAATAGTCACCATCAAGAAAATATTTTACTTTATTATCTATTTCGTCATAATTACAATATTCGATGCTGATATTGTTATCAAATGCTAATTTTCCTAGTATGGCACAACCTATACCATCTAAATCAGTATGTGTAAATAATTTAACTTTCACATTAAAACCTCCGTAAAATTATGGTTTTATTACTTCTTTTAAAATATCTAATAAACTATCTAACCCCATATCTTCCTCTACTTCAATTCTAATTATTGGTTTATTGTTTTTGTCATAAATCATATATGAGCAAGTATAATAACTTTGATTATCTATTCTATAGGATTTACCCATTCATTTCCTCCTATTATTATATCTTTTTTTCTTTAATATCCCAAAATGTTCTGCTATTTCAATTTGTTTATCATAACTTAAATGCGTATAATAATCCAAAACATTAAATCCTCTTTTTGCCCAGTTAAAAGTATTTTCTTTTCCCTGATTTTCTTCTTCCATTGTTTGCCATATTCTTTCCTGCAATTCAGGTATTATATTATCAGATAATTCAATTAGATAATCAATATATTCTTTTATTTTTAGCCGAAATAACTCTTTTATTTCCAAAAAATTACACTCCTTTATTTTCTATTTCCTTTAAAATATCTTTTATAACTTTATCATCCTTAAATTTCTCAATATAGAATTTAAAAACATCAGGTTTTTCTTTTTTAATTCTTAAAACTTCTTTTATTATTTTATCAAGTTTTTCTTTCGGTTTAATATATTGTTCCACAATACCAATATCATTATAATTTTTTAAAATAAAATAGCATTCAATCAGTTCCCCTAAATAATACCAATCTGGCCATGACTCAAACCATTTGTTATTGAATATCGAAAAATCCATTTTTTGTTCAGCTTCTTGATATTCACTTATATATAATTTTAATTCATCAACATTATTTGCTTTTATTCTTTCTCCATATTTATTATAAAAAGGCTTAATGCATTTAATATCTTCTATATTTTTTATAATACTTACAAATTTACCATCTTGAATATCAATTACTACAAAATCATCATCTTCATCTACAATATAAAAATCTCTAGGGTATTCATAATATGTTGTTTCAATTGGGACTGCGTCTCCTATTCTATAATAATTTAATAAACCACCCGAATGATAAGTTAATTCGTCATCTAAAAAATCGCTAAATATTGGATGATAGAAACACTTTACCTGATAACCACCCTCAAAAGTATCATACATTCCCATGATAACAGCTCCTTATATATCAAACTAAAATTTTATGCACTTTTATCCTTTTTGTTGTTATTCAATTTTTCATTTACAATTCTTAATGCATATTCTAATAATCCATCTTGCTCAAGCACATCTATAGGTTTTATACTTCTTCTAACTGCTCTACTTTTAATATCAATATGTTGATTATTTCTTATTATTTTATATACTTCTTTATAAGCTTGTGGCATTGTTAATTGTTCTTTATAAGCCCATGCCTTAACTGCTGCATTAAACTTTTGGCGTAAAGTTTCTTGATTTTCAACAGAAACTATAGCATTCAAAGTATCAATATTTTTACTTTGTTCAACCATTTTTATCTCAAATTCTCTTTGTTTTTCTTGAATTTCCTTTGTAATTTTCTCTTGTTCTACCATATTATCTACTATTTGTTTTAGTATTTGTAATTGCGTCATATTTTGATAAATATCTCTAATTTCTTTTGCACGGAAATATACATTAACTAATTGACGTTGAACTTGCCAAGCTAAATCATCAGTAAAAGATTTAACTAGCATTAGATAACCAGATTCTGTTATAAGCGTCAAACCCTTGGGGCTACTATAATTCACGAATTTCGTAGATTCCATTTCTGTTTTAGTTAAATAAAAGTAATCTTCTCCTTCTATAAATCTGTGTTTGTTTTGGCTAAAATTCCTACTTGCTGTTCCTTCTGGTCTTTCATGAACTTCATCGATGTCTTTAAAAGTTATTACTCTTTGACCTTTATATTCTTTAATTTTTATATCTTTTCCATTAATTTGAATTATATCACCCATTCTATTAAACCTCCTATTTTATCTACCAAACAAAAACTCCATAAAAAACATAAAACTAATCAATAAAAATGTGCCACTAATAAAAATCTATCGGGATTAAAATTAAAAAATGCAGTTGCTACAAACCATACAAGCCAAATTAAACTACACAATAAATAAATTAATTTCATCATAAACCTCCTGTTATTTCCAATTTTTCCTTATATTTATATACTCGGTCACAATATCCCCTACTAACCCCTTTTACTTTAGTTCTATATCTTCCTTGATGATAGGAGCTTAATGTTAAATCAAAAACCTCTTCGTCTGAATAACCTTGTTGCCGCCAATAATTTCGATGTTTTGCTAATATATATATTCCTACTTGCAAATTTTGAAATGGATCAAGAATATTAAAATCTGTTATACCCAATTCATCAGCAAAACTTTTAGCATATCTTTTATTAATTTGCATTAAACCATAATCGTTAGTCTTACTGACCGCTATTATATCAAAATTACTTTCTTGTTTTATCACGGCAAAAACCAATTCGGGGCTTAATTCATATTGATTAGATAGGTCAATAATATAATCTTGTAGGAAAGGTGAAAGTGGAATGTTGTAGTAGTCACCTGGGAGAGCTTGTGATGCCCCCACAGGTGACAAAAATAGTTGAGCAACCAAAAGAATTGTTGCTAAAACATTCATAATAAAAAACTCCTTTAAATTATATTTAATAATTTTTTACTGCATTTAAAAATTCTTTTAATATATTTATATCGTCTAATTTTGTATAATTAGCAGTACCAAATTTCTCCATTAAATATTTTTCTAATTCTGTTTTATTTTTGCCTTCGTTATTAATCTTATTCTTTAAAACATTTGCAATATCTTGTTGTAATTCATCAACCGTTTTATTTGACTGTAATGATTCAATAAATTTTTTAGCTTCTTGCTCTTTTTTTATCTGTTCTTCTTCTTTTAATCTATCTAAATTGACATTTTCACCTAATTCTGATTTAATTGCTGTCTCAAATACTTTTATTAATTCGTCAATACTATATTCAATTTTAGTGGGCACATTTTTAAATCTACTTCCTGCTTCTACATATCCATCAGTTCTAAAATAAATATATCTCTTTGTTTGGATTTCATTATTTACCTTTTCTTTTTCTATTGTAATAAATATATGAAAATCTGCCATATTTACAAATACTTCTCTTGCTGATGACGGCAAAGAACAAACTAATTGGTCATATTTTAATCCATCTCGTTGTTCAATTTCTTTGTCTTTATCATGAGTTAAAGCTATGATTCCATATCCAGCCTTCATTAATTTATCAATATTATCCCTAATTTTCTTTTTAGCCCTACTATATCCTTCTCCGAACCCCTTATCTGATTTACCTTTTGCTCCTACACCAGAAATATCTTTAGTTCTTTTTGCTGGATTTTCAATATTCCATTCTTCAATTACTTTTTCTTGTGCTCTATCCCATAGAATATCCGCTGTATCAATACCTATTTCTTTAAAAGGAAGTTGATCTTTCTTTTCAATTAACTGATTTACAATTTCTTCAAATTCATCAAAATTATTTACATCAACTGCATTAACCTTCAAAGCCTGATATCCTTTTTCAAAAGCCAATAACAAACCCTTAGAAACATCACCATAATATTTTTCAATAAGTTTAGCAAAAAGAGTAGTTTTACCTGATTTTGGAATTCCTGATATAAGCCAAAAATAATTATCTAAAGATACTGTAGGAACATTAGGTTTTACATTTAATAAATTAATTGACATCTAATTCCTCCTATATTCTTTATTTATTAAAATTAAAACGGCAAACCTTCATCTGTTAATTCTTCAGGTAGCGGCATTTCTTTTTCAACAGGCTTAACAAAATCTGCTTCTGTATATATTCCTTTATAAATAGAATCAGGAAATACACCTGTTATCTCCATTTCACGCCTACGATTAATTATAGCTTGTTTGTATCCACCAGGTATTTCACCGTATTCTTCATTAACTTCTACTTCAACTTCTATTGTTTCAACTCTATTATGTATTTTGCCAGCAACTTTAATATCATCACCAAATTTAAATTTAGTCCTAAATGTATTAGCTAATGCAGGATATTTTTGAGCATCTACTACAAATACAGCAGTATTAAAATTATCTTTATATCCTATAACATAAGCTGTTATATATACTTTATTTTCTTTATTATCAAGTGAAGAAGATACAAATACAATTTCTTGAATAAAATCATTGAGTTCTTCAAAATCTGGAGTATCAAAATTAATTTCTTTATCTGATTTATATATGTTGTTTATTTTATAATTAACTATAGGTTTATCATTATATTCGGTAAACACATTTTCTCCAATTACTGTAACTACATCACCATCATGAAAATGCTCTGCTATAACTTTAGGAGCATCATAATCAACAAAAAATC